GTGTATAAGAGACAGGTTTTCTCATGATTATTGAGCGTTTCTTCGGCCTCTTGATATCGTTCCAAGATAATAACAATTTCATTATTGAGGCTTCTTCTGTTCTTTGAAGCGCGCCTGCCGAGACTCTCATAGAGTTTTGTTGGGATGCGAAGGTTAAATTTTGTTATTTCTTCTTCCTCATTCATACCTTAATTATCGTCTATTGACCCCAAAATAGTACCAAAATGATATTTTTTTTATTGACATGGCCCTAATCTGGGATTATGATGGGGTCATGTACAAGAAAGAACAAGCAAAAATTAAATCTATGTCTTTAAGAATTCCAAATTCTCTTTATACGAGGATTGAAGTGATTAATAAGCTTAAGCCTCATCTTAGCATGAATGCTCTGATCGTGGAGCTTCTTGAAAAAAGCCTTGTCGCGCAAGCAAATAAAGGAGATTCGCACTCATGAGCCAGTTTGTTGATCTTCGAACGATGCAGAGGCGAGTTGATTTCGCTCTTTCTGAGCTGAAAGAAATCAGCGACCTGCTTAAACGGACTGACGTTGAGTTCTTGATTTCTCCTCAGGAGGCTGCGGAGATTCTTTCCGTCTCACGACAGTACGTCTACAACCTCGCTACGGAAGGGAAACTGCCGACAGTGCGGCTGGGTGGTGCAATGCGAATTCGACGATCAGACATTGAGTCATTCATCAGGGAAAATACTGGGTAGGGACTGACTTCGTATGAGGTCAGAATCATGAAACAGAGGAGGTCGATTTACTACGCGAAGGCGTACAGTTTGGTTCTATCGGGTAAAAATCCGCATTGGGAGCGAAAACCACGGTGAAGATTCTTGGAAGGCGTCTTCGATACCGGGCGGGGAGTTGCGAAGCGGTTAGGGACAGAAGGCCGGCACCGAATTTGCGGGCCTTATTGGGGGAACCAAGGTGTAATAGCTGGGGTTGATTGAGGGGTTCGAGACCTCTTCCCCCGAATCTTCTGTACAGAAGGAAACAGGAATGACCTGAGACAACCGGTGGAACTCCGGGATGCAGTGGAATCCTGCAAGCGGACTCTTGCCGGTAGTTGCCGTCCTGTCTATGGCAGGAAGTGTGTAACCGGATGAAAGAGGTATTACGAGCGGTATAGAACCCCGCGCCGGAGACGTACCCGGCCAACTTGGGAGGCAAGAGTTGAAAAACAACCTGCTCGATTCGGTGGAAGGCCGAAAGAATGTTAAACGTCCCGGGCGAAGGCAAGTCTTTGTCCGGGACAATCCTTTCTTCCACGAGGAGTTGTAATGTCTAAAGAAGTCCAGATTAAATGCACCGGTGCTGAAACACGGGACTACCGAACCCTTAAAACACTGAAAACAGGTCTCAAGGAATCTACCAAAGAAGATCTCAAGAAACTGAAAAACGCAATCCTTAAATATGGGTTTTCATTTCCTGAGTTTATTTGGTCTCACGAGGGCAGTGAGTATACCATTGACGCTGATCGGCGAAATGAAGCGCTGGCATCGCTTGAGTCAGACGGTTATGTTATCCCTCCTGTACCAGTTTGTCATATCCATGCGCGTGATGAGGCTGAAGCAAAAGAAAAAATACTAATGTGTGAGTCCCGATTCGGGCGCCTTACTATTGATGGAGTTCTTGATTTTTCACAAGGACTCGATATTGATTGGTCTGATTTTGAGTTCACTGATTTTGAAATGCCTGATCTTCAGCTTGCTTTTGATTCCCGAGATGTGGATCCTTCGGAAACAGCGGAGGCTATAAGGATCAGAGAATCACTTGCTGAAAAGTTCCTTCTTCCTCCTTTCTCAGTTCTCGATACCAGGACTGCATTATGGCAAGAGCGGAAACAGAAATGGAGCGAAGTCTTTGAGAGTTACAAAGGACGTGGGCAAGAAGGTGAGCGCGGCCTGTTATTCAAATCTCTTTCAGGTGGTGACCCTTCCTATTACAAGCAGAAAACTGCGGCTGAGAAGAAGATTGGGCGCCAGATAACAACAGAAGAATTTGAGCGAAAATACTATAAGCCCTCTGATTCTATCATCGCGAAGACTGGCACAAGCATCTTTGATCCTGTTCTTTGCGAGGTTCTCTATAAATGGTTCTGCCCTATGGGTGGAACCGTTATTGATTGCTTTGCTGGCGGGTCTGTCCGTGGCATTGTCGCTGGTTTCTGCGGCCTCTCATATCATGGAGTTGATCTATCCGGAACACAAGTCGAAGAAAACAGGAGCCAGGAGGCTGGTGTTACATCAAGGCCAGACGGATATATCCCTCCTGTATGGTATCAAGGGGATAGTATTGAGATTGCTCAAATTCTCGATGGTAAACGTGCTGACATGATGCTTTCCTGTCCTCCATATGCTGATCTCGAGGTGTATTCAAATGACCCCAGGGATATATCAAATATGAAATATGAAGACTTCCTGAAAGTTTATCGGGCAATAATCAAGAACACCACAGAATTACTCGTTGATAACTCCTTTGCTGTGTTCATAGTTGGCGAGGTACGGGATAAGAATGGATTTTACTATGGGTTTACGAAGGACACGATTGAGGCGTTTCAGGATGCAGGACTTCTGTTTTACAACGAACTCATCCTTGTGAATATGGCGGGAACACTTGCAGTTCGTGCCGGCGGACCATTTATGAAGTCACGGAAAGTAGGAAAGCAGCATCAGAATGTATTTGCTTTCGTGAAAGGCTCTCCCCAGGAAGCCGCTAAGAAGATCGGATCTGTCGAGAAATCTCCGGTAATTCTCATTGAGGAGGCTTGAACCGTGACCAATGCTGCCCTAATGTCCAGACCAGTGGAGGACAAGATGGAAACCAAAATATCGCAGATTAGGGCAGCTTGGGCACAGGGAAACAAGCAAAAGGCGCTTTTAATAGCGGCAAAATTTCCGCGTCTCGGAGCAGAAAGGAAAGTGATTACAACCGCGGCATCTGCAATCTTGTGCCCGGGATTTTATGTGTCCATGGGAAAGGTGCCAGCTGAATTGATAAATGAGGGCTTTACTGCCCTGCAAAATAAATATGACCTATGAGGTTTGATTGACTATGAAAAAAGCAATTGCCGTAGGAAAAAACGAACAATCAGTTGTTCGAGAAATCGACAATTTGTTGAACGTTTATCAGATATTCCATTGGAGGAATCAAACAGGGGCATTAAAGCCTTCTGCATCATCAAGGCCGATCCGCTTCGGGCGTCCGGGGTCATCTGACTTCATCGGTATTTGTCCCGATGGCCGGTTCCTGGCTATAGAGTGTAAACGTCCTGTCGGAGGCGTTGTTTCTGACCTTCAAAAAAAGTTTCTTGATGAGATTATCAAACGCGGTGGCGTTGGAATAATAACGCGAGGTGCGGAAGACTGCCTCGTGCAATTGAAAGAGTGGGGGGTTATTAGATGAGCGATGTTCAGGAAAAAGAACGCGATGAACCTTTGACAAGAGTTACAAAACTAAAGATCGGTGGTGACTGGGACTGGAATGTTTCATACATTCAAACCTTTCAGGAACTAACGGTTCATACGAACGATTCGCCGCGTGACACATTGAGCACTGCAATTGCAAACGTGACAAAGAGGGCTTTGGCTTATTTCAAAATCGATGATGTATCAGTCCTTCTCGATACGATTACCTTCGCTGATGGTGAAAAGGGTCCAACATTCTCGCTGATACTGAATGCCAGGCCGAGCGGAAATCCGTATTGTCGTATGAAATGGACAGTATCGAAAATTGACCGCGATATAAAGTTTGACCATAAGACCAACGAGGACGCGAAAGGATTCTATGAGCGGAATCGGTTGAATGAGGCTGTTGATGTCCTTGAGGAAGAAATCCGCAAATATGCGCTTGGTGATCGGCTTCAGAAAAAACTCGATCTCGAGGAAGAAAGCCCCATTCCTTCAATCAAACAGGGAATCTTTGACATTATGATTGACGGCACAAACGAGTTCAAGAAAGCAATCGAGGAAGCAGGTGGTAAATTTGAAGTCAACACTGATCCCGAAGTAATTGAGGTTGACTTCGCCTCAAGAGAAGCGGCACGGAAATGAAGACACCACAGCGCGTTCTTAATGCGGTTTTATTTTCCGGGATTATTGGGCTCGCGCTGTTCGTTTTCTCCGTTGCAATGGAGTGGATATGAACCTCCGAAAGCATCAGCGCGAAACCGCTGAACTATGCCGAGAAATACTCTCCGGCGCTCCGATTCGTGAAATCATTGAGTCCGTCACCCCGGGCGGTGGAAAGTCTTCGCTCCCGGTCATTCTCGCGGAAAACCTCATTCCAGTAATCGCAGATCGGATTTGCTGGATCGTTCCTCGGGATTCCCTCAAGTTCCAGGGAGAAGGCGAATTCCTCGAGCCACGCTGGGGAACTTCGAAGCGAATCCGAGCGGCCGACAACGGAAACGACCTATCGCGCGGGACATGCGGTTACGTGACGACCTATCAGGCTGTCGGCGCGAAGCCCTCTTGCCATGCCGAGGAATTTAAGAGACACCGTTACATTCTGTTCCTCGATGAGCCTCATCATCTGGCAAAAGGCTCTGAGTGGGAAAGGGCGGTTGCACCACTCGTTGAGTCTGCGGTTCTTATCATTTACGCTTCTGGAACACTCTCGCGTGGTGATGGTGAAAAAATTGCATTCCTCCCTTACAAGAGTGGAGAGATCGACCTCGAGGAGACCGAAACCCGACGCGTCATCACGTATTCTCGTTCTGACGCGATTAGGGACGGATCTATCCTTAGAGTTGGATTCAATCTTCTCGACGGGGAATCCGAGTGGGAAGAATTGGATGGAACAAAAGGTGTTTCGAAACTCTCAGGAGAAGAATCTGCAAAGGCTTTATTTACTGCTCTTCGTACAGACTTTTCAAAGCACCTTATTGATGCCACACTTCTTGATTTTCACAAGGAACTTCTAGTCTATCCAGATGCGAAGATGCTTGTAGTCGCTCCGAATATTGTGGTTGCCCAGGAATACGCAAATTATCTCTTTGGTCTTGGGAAAGATATCCAGATCGCAACATCCGACGATGGAGCTCTTGCAAAAAAACGAATTGATGACTTCAAACGGGGAGTGTATAAGATTCTCGTAACGGTCGCCATGGCCTATGAAGGCCTCAACGTCCCTGAAATCACTCATATTTGCAGTTTAACGCATATACGATCCGTTCCGTGGCTTGAACAAATGATAGCTCGAGCTAATCGACTCGCTCCTGGGAAAACCCGAGCGGTTGTCTTTGCTCCAGCTGATCATCAGTTCAAGAAAGCCCGGAAGATGATAGACGCGGAACAACTTGTACCGCTCTCGAATCCTGACGAGCAAATGGAACTCGCGCCATCACAAGAGAACCGTGGGGAAGGATCGGGTGAAGTAAGGCCATGGATTATCCCGGTCGGAAGTACTGTCCTTGACGGGACCACTCCTCGAATAAGTCCTGCAGAAACACTCGTTATGCCACCATGCAGTCATTCAGAAGCCGAGAAGATTCTCCGGAAGAATATTCATCAGCACATTTCTGCATTTCTTGAAGATGTCCCAAACGGTTCAAAACTCGCGTACCAGAAGATTCTTTATCGCCGAATGCGTATCCAAGTTCATAAACCTATTGCTGAGATGAGCGTGAAAGAGCTTGAAAAGATATGGGTTTGGCTCCGAGCAGAATACCCATTGAAAGACCGAGGTGCGAAATGAAGCCCTTTGTATTGATCTCCACGCTGTGCATCGTCCTGTTTCCGGGAAATACCTCAACTATGGAAAATGAAAATCTGGATACCTATCCGCTTTTTTCTGTTGAGTTCACTGAACCAGAGTTGACCATATTTGAAATTGCCTCAGCGGTAACCGGATGCCCGAAATACATACTTGCGGGAATTTCTTTTGCTGAGTCCTCAGGGAATCAATTTGCTATTGGTGATGATGGTATGTCGATTGGTAGATTTCAGATCAACGAAACATATCATGAATACTATGCCACCCTTTATGGTGAATATAACCCATATTGTCCATTGGACTCAGCAATTCTGACCGGCAGGATTTACATGGACAATTTGAGAGCTCTTGGGAATATCGAGGACGCAATTGCCGCACATAGACAGGGTAGAACCGGTGTTAAGAACAACGGTAGGACACAATGGTATGTGGATAGAGTATTGAATTACTCAAAACGATACGCGGAGGAATCATGGAATATCGATATTTGACCCCGTGGGCACGGGCAGGAGAGAACCCGGAGTACACCAGACTTACACCTCCTATTGAATATCACGGGTGTCAGATATATCGGGTCCATCAGGCTCAGTTCGATGTCGTTAAGGCCGGGGTTTGCATCTCACAAAGAGGCAGTTTAGCTGGTGCGAAAAAATGTGCAGACGTTGTGATTGATTTGGAAAAACCCTCATTTGTTGATGTTCGAATTCGAATGCTTGAGAGGAACGGGCATATATGAAGCCGCTCAGCGTGACCCGGGCAGTATATGCGGTTCTCGATGAACTTCCTGAGGGAAGAATATCTGGCCGAGAGCTGCAATACCGGGTAACGCTGATGCTTGAGGATAAGGATCCATACCATTCAACGGTGCTGGATAAAGCACGAACTTACTGTGATATAGCAGGCGCTTCGCTGGTGTGCGTGGATCGGAAGCGTTCGATATACCAGTTTTCGCCAGGTCATAAAATAGCTACGGCAATTATAGAGGGGAGGGAGTAATGAAGTTTGAACGGTTCATAAACAAAGAGGTAATTCCATTGCATTGGGAAATAGTATCCTCACGGATTGATTTTTCCGAGGTAACGATGAAAGCCCAGCGAATGAGAATTATCGATGAAATAATCGAGTATTTTGACGCTCGCGAGGCATACGAGAAGAATCACACAGTCGAGAATTACAAAGCTATGAGCTTTGAATACGCGGATATTGCACTTGCAATCTGCACCCTGTTGAAACTACAAGGGAGAACCTACAAAGCGTTAACAGTCGTTGGAACGGCAGACCCAGAGGACTTAATCAAGAAAGTTCTGCAACGAGCCACAGACGATGTTTTGACGCTGCTTTATGACCAGTCCTGCATCTTGGGTATCGATCTTATTCAGTCAATGATTGAAAAAATGGAATTCAACAAGACTCGAAAGGACTGGACGAGATGAAAAAATCGGGATTACTGCTTCGCAATGCGAATAATTTCTTCAACATGGGGAATGATTTTATCAAGCTTCTCAGAGGCGTAATTCCGTGGTTCTTCGCCGGTTACGAGAAATTCGACGGTGGTTTTCAAAGAAGCAGCAATTTTATAGGCTTCGTCTGCATCTGGCAGGCGCTTTCGAGTCATCCAATTTTGAAATGTCCTAAAACTAATTCCCGATGTATTAGCAACCCATTCTTGGGTGGTGTTTTGATCTTTTATCAATTTCTTGACGTTTGCCCAAAATATTTCCACAGTTTCCATGCTCCTAGTATATCAATAAAATGTCGTCAAATGGCGTTATTTATACTTGACTATGACGCTGTTCGGCGTTATAACTTATATCATAGTAGCGTCAAATGACGTAATTGACAAGAGAACCGATACGGGTGACTTCCACCAACCGTACCGGCTTTCGAGCCCAAGGGGGTCGGGAAAAAGCGGGTGGAAGCGCGAAATCCCGGCCCTTTTCTTTCGAAGGAGGACTTTATGAAGACATTCCTTGAAATGGTTCGTGAGAACGGATTTGCTGACATTCCTGATTTCCTGGACGCGGTTTATGCCCCGGCAGAAAGAGCAAACGAAAAGACAGAGCCTGTTCAAAAAGAAAACAGCACTAATGAATACAAGGAGGCAATCTGATGCCAAATATCGAAACCTACAAGGACGAGGCGATTGAACGTATCACAACCGAGTACGAATCGCTTACGCCGGACGAGGCCGCTTTTATCGGAAACGTGATTATCGACACGCTTTATTCATTCAAGCGTGACCTCGTGGATCACGTTTCGGTGAATTGCCTTAACGGTATGAAAGAGCGCCTTGAACAGGCTCTTTCCGTTCTGAGGACTGCATGATGATGGTCCTTGAAACCTTTGAATGTGGTAAATGGCATCCGGTTCTTAGAAGCAAGAACAAGCCATTTCTGGAACGAGTGCAAATAAAACTTGAATCCACCGGCTGGAAATGCCGGATTATCGAGGGGGAAAATACAAATGGGTGAATATCAGAACCAGAGGACGCGGGCGCAAATAAGCCTGACTGCAAAGGGTTTGGTTCAGTTCGAGGTGACGGCAGAGTACGACACTCCTGAACTCGTGGAACAGAATCTTCGGGAAGGAATACTACGAACCCGGAAGGTGATTGCGGATCTCGGCTTGAAGGAAGTACCTCCTGTCGAGGAAAAAAAAGAAACAAAGTAAACGCAATTGCGTGAAGGAACCTTGATGGTAGCACATGAGATAGAAACAGGACTTGATGAACTTTTTTCCGATGCATCGATGCTAACCCCTGCCGAGTCCTCGGCCCTTGGGATTGTTCGCGGAATGCTCTGGAAGGTTCAGGAGTCAGAATACAACAGTTTCAAGGATTCCTTTACCGGTCGTAATCATAACATTCGCATGATATGTGAAAGGAGATAGTCATGGATGATAAAGCAATGACCATAATCGAAAGAGCAAAGAGTTCGGGCGCTCTCGTGTTCGTGAACCAAGAAAACTTTCAGAGTGGAATAGAACTCTATAAAACAGAGGCGACCGTCATTAAGGCAAAACCAGAAGAGTTTCATAAACTCAATGGCAAATACATGCCAAACAAGGCCGTAACTGATCGTATCGGTGAGGCGACAGGAATTCAATTCATTGCATCTGAGGTACGAACTGAAACTCGTGATGATGCAATCGCCGGGAAACGCACTGTTTTTGTGGGAACCGCACAAGGAAAGGTTCGAATGCCTGACGGGTCCTGGAGAACGAGTACCTCGGAGGAATATGAATTTGACCCTGTACTCCGAGCGTTGCTTGATAAAAATGTTGAATACATTACAGACACAAACAAAGGGCTGTACGCCAAGGCTGCGCTTGAGTATACAAAAGTTGGACGCCAGCGAGCGGCAACAGGCGCACGGCTCCGAGTGATTCGACAGCTAACAGGGATGCCTCACTCCTTTGAGCTCGCAGACATTTCAAAGCCCATGGTTTTTACCCGCATAGTGCAGAATACCGCTCATATCCTCGACACAAAAGAAGGGCGCCTCATGGCAACCGCGCAAGCACTGGGAGCGGACGTGTCCTCCTTGCTTTTTGGGAAGAACGCTCAGATACAGCAAATGCCTGTTGAATCAGAGCAGAATATAAACACAGATGTCAACGAAGATGATCTGAAGCCGGCAGATGTATATACAGAGGACATAACCCCTTCTGACATGGAAGCACTCGCGGCACAAGCTGACCCAGCACCAAGTGCGGAGGAGAGTGATCAAAAAAAGGAGTTCGAAGAGCTGACGATCAAGCTTGAAGAATTGCTCGCCGCTCATACTGAAAAATTAAACGTCAATCTTCCCTCTGGTATGAACCCTTACGCTTTAGCAAAGTCTGAGTTGGATGATTTTAGTGCAACGGTTCAATCCAGAAAGGATATGATTGAGCGCACTAAAAAGTTCTTGATCGCTTGTAAGGTGGCGGTATGAAGATACTACATACATCTGATATTCATTGTTGCAAAGAACATGAGCGAGATGTAATGATTTCGCTCCGTGAGATAAATGCCAGCATCGAGAAGCATGACGTGGATCTCATTGCAGTAGCCGGGGATTGGTGGGATGCAACTGTTCAGAACTCGGAACAGGGCGGGCTTGATCGGTTCCTTGGAGTGCTTCAATCCATGGCGAATAAGGTGCCGGTTGTAATGGTCGAGGGAACACCGAGCCATGATGTCGATGGATCGCTGAATGTAATTAAGCGGTTACAGTCCGAGAATGGGATAACCGTGCTCGAGCCGGGAGTGCCGTATATTCTGAATTGGGGGAAAGTATCCCCCGCAGACAAAATACCGACCGCTTGCAGACTGAATAATCAGCTCCTCATCCTCGGAATACCTGAGCCTCGCAAGAAGCATCTCCTCGCAAACGGGACGACCGGAAAGGACGCAACAGAGGAAGCTGTTCGCGATGCAATGCGCCTTCTGTGCTTCCAGCTTGCCGCGATTCGGAAGGAGTACGCCGATCTCCCATGCCTCGTCGTCTATCACGGCGAGGTTGCGGGGACTACGCTCCAGAACGATCAGACGATAGAGCGCGGAACGGGTATTGCGATTACTATCGATGACCTAGCTTCAATCGGGGCGGACTATGTTGCCCTGGGGCACATCCACAAGCCTCAGCAGGTCGGGACACTCCAGGCTTATTACGCAGGATCGGTCTACGCGAAGGATTTTGGCGAGACGCACAAGCCGGGATGCAACTTGGTGGAGATCGAGACCGAAAAAGAATCCGTTGGTGGCGATTTGTTTGTCGAACACACGCAATCTTTCCAGGCAAAAGTCACCCGCATCGACTTCACACACCCGCAAAACCTCAAGATCACAACCGGTTTCCCGCTCAAGATTCCGACCTCTGAACTACAGGGCCGGCGGGTATGGGTTGAGGTCAATTGCAAGAAGGAAGATCAGGCACTTTTTGATACTGATACAATACTTGACGGCGTCATGAAGGCGGGCGCTGTTCCGGGATCCCGGGTGACGGTAGCCGTGAAGGCATCAGAGACAGTTCGTGCCGCGGATATTACCGGAACCTCTATTACTCCTGAGGAAAAATTCAGGATATGGGCAGAGCAGTCCGGTGTCGAAGTAACTGATTCCCTTGAATCGAAGATCAAAACAATGGAGAGTGAGACAGAACGAGCTGGAATAACGGTTTCGGGAGAATGGGCGCTTGTATCTGTTCGCATCCGTGGTGCAATAGGCCTTTGGTACGGAATCAAGAAGGATGAGCTCTTTGTAAACTTCGATGATTTTGATAACGGTCTGATAGCGCTTTCTGGAAGAAACGGGAAGGGTAAAACCACATTCATTGAAAACTGCCATGTGTATCCACAGCTCCTAACCCGAAAAGGCACACTCAAAGACCATTTTCGCCTGAAGGATTCACTGCGGGAGGTTATTTATCGTGATGTGTCAACCGGAGCTGAAAAACGATTTCTCATACAGATTGACGGTTTAACGAAGTCCGGAGGTACAAAGTATTTCATATTTGATCGAGCGTCATCTGGTGGCGAGTGGATTCCGATGCCAGGCGTTGACGGAAATCTTGACCCGTACAAAGATGCGATCACCTCAATATTCGGTCCGCTTGAATTGTATCTCAGAACCGCGTTCATCACGCAAAGACCCAACAAGGACGTTCCTGATCTTACCGAGGCGACAAAAACTGAAAAGAAAATGCTTTTTGCTAATCTCGCTGGCATCGACTATCTGCAAAAATTTGCTGATACCGCGAAACAGGAGGCTGATAGGCTATCCCAGGAAAGTCATGACACTGAGATTAAGATTGGAATTCTCTCGCAGTCAGTAGAAGCAAAGCCAGAAGTGATGAAAGACATCCAGATGCTTACAGACGATGAATCAATGGCAAGTGCAAGGATAGAAACTGTCAAAACGGAGGGTGCAGCTGCAAGAGAGCGATATGAACGTCTTAAAATCGCAGCAAATGCAGAGCGTTCGCGTATCCAGCGTGCAGCAAATGCAGAAGTTTTACAAACACGTTTGCAGAACGAGATTGCCGAGATTGACCGATCAATATGCGCTCTTTTTGATACCATTTCGCGCCGTTCTTTCTTTGAGGAACAGGTTAAGCGGTATGAGGATATCAAGGCGGTATACGACCAAGAGAGCGAAAAAGCTCAAGAGCATGAAAAGCAAAAACGCCTGAAAATCGATGAATTCCGCCAGAAAATGGACGCTTTTAACGAGAAAAAGCGTAAAATTGATGATTTGCTTTCAGAGCATAAATTTGCCCTTCAAAAGGCTATATCTGGACATGAAGCTATTCTGAAAGAAATTGATTTTGCAAAGACTGCGACAGCAGAAGTAAATGAGTTCTGTCCTGTTTGCAACCAACATCTGGCTGCTGAAAAAATCGCTGAATTGAATCAGAAGCGCGAGGAAGCTCTTGGCCGCGTCAACAAGCTTCAGAATGAAGCAGAACATCAAAAATCAGAGATAGCCTCGCTGGAGACACGCCTCAACGCCCTGAGCTTGGAATTAGCCGATCATGCATACCAAGAACCGCGACAGGAACAGTTTGAGGAGTTTAATAGAGCCGTTCTGGATAATGCAAAAAAACAGCTTGATCAGCTCGATATTGTTGGAGCAAGGAATTCTTTGACTGAATCACTGGCCGCTTCGGGAAAAATCGCAGCGCTCAAGGAACAGGTTAACGAAAAGAAGCGAAACCTCGTGGATGTACAAGAAGAGCTTGCTGAGCTCTCCCAGAATGAAAACTCAAGTGCAATAGCTGACTGTGATATTGCAGCAAATGAGATAAACGAACTCACAGAAAAGTATCGTCAGTTCACCGCGAATCTCGCCTCGATACAGGCGACTCTTGAAGCGCGGAGAAATCGTTTGGCAGAGATTGTAGCCTCTGAAGCTGAACTCAAGAAACTTCGTGAATCCGTAAAGACAGCCAAGCTTGAGTTTTCTGAATGGGATCTTCTCAAAAGAGCATTTGGCCCTGATGGTATCCAGGCTCTTGAACTCGATGCCCTGGCTCCTGGGATTGCAGAAATCGCTAACGATATTCTCAAGAAATCATTCGGGGATCGTTTTCAAATTGAATTTCAGACAACACGAATCGCCGGAAAAGGGAAGAACACAAAGCAGGTGGAGGATTTTTTAATTTATGTCCTTGATACAACGACTGGTGAGGCGACCCTTCTTGAAAATAAATCCGGTGGCGAGGCGGTCTGGATCAAACGCTCTATATACTCGGCCTTTGCAATAATAAGGTCAAGAAATACAGGGTTCCGCTTCCTAACTTCGTTCCAGGATGAGGCAGATGGTGCGCTCGATGCTCCATCACGAATTGCGTATGCAGCAATGCTTGAAGCTGAACACGATACCGCAAAACTCAAGCACACGATCATCATCACGCACTCCGAGGAAGTTAAAGCCATGATCGAGCAGAAAATTGACATGGGAGCATTCACAGATGAACAGCCTGAAGCCGGGGAGGAAGTGGCATGAGTACCTATAAGCCTGATCTTGATGTTCTTGAAATGAAACTAATAAAGGGAAGGATAGCCGATGATAACCGATAAATACAGAGAAGAACTAAGAGAGCTTACACGGCAGATCAGAAGCACAAAAATGGACGCCGTGTTTTTTGACTACGGGTGGAGTGAATGCGCGGAAATAATCATGCGCTATGTTAACAAAAAGTGTACCGAGTCCGCAGATCAGGCAAGAAAAGAGGCGGCGGAGAGAGCGGTACGCTTTTTTGATGACTTTAGAATATGCGTACCACCAAACAAATACAATATGCCACAAGAAACACTAGAGCAGCTGCGAGCCGCCATAATTGGCGATTCAGTTATCAAGGAAAACTTGACAACTGACCATAAATACGATTGCGCCGCATACGCCACGGAAGGAAAGACCGACTCTGAAAAGCTCTCTGTTGCGGTTAAGGCGCTATACAATATTAGATATTTGCACGCCGACGATGATCCGTCAACAATTGTCTGTGAAGCACTCAAGGAGATACAGGGATGAAAGAAAGACCAATATTGTTTAGCACTCCAATGGTTCAGGCTATTTTGGACGGCAGAAAGACCATGACGCGACGTGTGATCGATTTCAAAAAAATTGCCAAAAAAGCAGGGTGTAGTAAAGGCACTCTTGCTTATTCAAATACATTTAACTCTTGGGCAGTTGTTGATGGAAACGGAAGTGCCGATATGTGCTTGGTAAATTGCCCCTATGGGCAACCCGGCGACCGGCTATGGGTGCGGGAAACATTCGCAGTATCAAGCTCTGGATCTATTTATCGAGCCGACACCATGCTTGATAGTTGCACGAAAGGTGATATTTCTTGGAAGTGGAAGCCGTCTATTTTCATGCCGCGATGGGCTTCCCGCATAACCCTTGAAATCACGAACGTCCGTGTTGAGCGGTTACAGGATACAAGCGAAGATGACGCGAGGGCGGAAGGCGTGGAACGGTTCGCCTCCGGATGGAAAAACTATACCGATTTCGCTGTTGTGTGCCAAACCGCAAGGGCGGCGTTTCGCACTCTTTGGGAATCCATCAACGGCCCCGGCTCATGGAATGCAAATCCATGGGTATGGGTTGTTGAGTTTAGAAGGATTGAGACATGAGAAATCATACAGCACGACATTCCTTTCCGTCTGCAAATCGAATTGTCGATAGATCCCCAATGCCGGCACAAATACTTCATAAAGGGGATTATGTTTTCCGATACGCTGGAAACATAGCTGACGCAATTTGTGACATAGACACGCCTGACAAGCAGTATTTATCTCGGCTGAAAAAAGCTGAAATGGTACTGACTGTCTTTTACGATGAATCTGGAACTGCGGACACCGATCTGTGTGTCAAATATCTTTGTCGCCTTCTAAATTGTGGAAAATATACCCAGATTAAGAAAGCAATAACAGGGATTAAAGTCAGGCAACCATCACAGAAGGAACTCGATCGGCTTGAAAAAAAGGCTGACCAGGAAGTAAAGAAAATCGAGAAGAAAAAGAAAAAGATTCAGGAATTGCAAAAGCAGCTTGCAGTTCTGAACAGTTCTTGTTGATTACAAAGGAGAGAATCATGGCTGATGTAAATCATTGTATTTTGATCGGGAGATTAACCCGGGACGCGCTGGGAATGCTTCCGGAACAAATAATAGAAGGGGAGTAATTTATGTTTGTTAAAAACAGGGATTATAAAATCCACTTCGGGGAAAAATACAACAAATTACTCGTTCTATCTCTTGGTGAAATAAGGAAAAGGAGAAAGTATTTTTTATGCAAATGTGATTGTGGAAGAATAGTAGAAATTCGCATAGACCATGTATTATCAGGAAATTCAAAATGTTGCGGATGTTCTCGGAACGAAAGAAAGATTATCCATGGCGACAGCATGAGTAACAAACACGCAAGATTATATCGAATTTGGAATGGTATTCTACAGCGATGTACTAACCCAAACAATCCATCCTTTAATCGATATGGTGGCAGAGGCGTAGGTGTATGTGAGCAATGGAAGAATTATGTAGCGTTCAAAAAATGGGCTTTGGAAAGCAATTATCGCGATTATTTGACTATCGACAGAATCGACAATGACTCGGGATATAGTCCAAATAATTGTCGATGGATAACAAGACGCGAAAATACCATGAGAGCGCATCGTGGAATAAAACATAGCAAAGGAGAGTTTAATGGCAAACGATTTGAACACGTGGATAGGAATAGGGCGATTGGTTCGTGATTCTGAACTCAAATATTCTTCAGGAGGAACAGCAATATGTAAATTCTCAATTGCTGTTGGTAAGAAGTTCAAGAAAGATGAACAAATTGTGGAAGAAGTAAGCTTTTTCGATGTTGTCCTCTGGGGAAGGCAAGGAGAAGCCCTTTCATCATTCCTGGTTAAGGGTAAACAGGTTGCCGTTGAAGGCGAACTCCACCAAAACCGATGGGAGCAAGACGGGCAATCACGAAGCAAGATTGAAATCATGGCTTCCAATGTCCAGCTTCTTGGTGGAGGCCAGGGCAACGCCGGTACTGCCGGCAATCCATACCAGAGCCGTTCTGCTCAAGGACCTGCTTCTGGGACGCTTTCAGAGCCACCCGATTTTCCGGATGACATCCCGTTCTAAGGAGAACCCCCATGGTCAACGCAGAAGAAAACTTGGCTGAATTTATCACGAACACAGGGAAAGATCTGGTGTATTTCTCTATACGCCTCTATGTATTGAGAAAGCTCGCATACAAGCAGCTATCCCAGGGAAATATTGTCGGACATGAAACTAAAGCACGTGCTGATGAGCTTGCCTTTTCATTCTCTAAGATGACCGAAATTGATCTCGAGGATGAATCGGCAAAACTCATGACAATGCTCAGAGTTATCGAGAAGCCCGAGATAAATTCCTCTCAGTATTCAGAAGGTTCAGTCAAGCAGATTCTGCGAGCCCGTGGTATTCCGGAGAAAGTGGTCGAGAAGATCAGCAAGATGTATTCAGATGATCTCCAGGCCGCGTATGAAAAAGGAGTTCGGCAATGATCTGTAAACACTCCTGGGTTGAAACCACTTCCACAGAGTTTGGAACGCATCTTATTTGTCAAAAATGCGATGTTCGCTTTTTTATTAGAGGGAAAATATTTACTCCGGATGAATGGGCAGCACGGCTTGAGGATGAAAGGAATCAGCTGAGTTTATTTGAATCAAATACTGAGTAATGTTGGAATAAATCTTTTATCAGGAAGAGTATAAAAGATGTTAGGATGACGGACAGCCGCATATCGGCTGCGCCAATACGCGGACAATCCGCGAAAGGAACATCATGAGTAAGGGTGGGATGCAATCACAAGCCAGTCACGGGATGTATTGTAAGTGCGGTAAGATGACATCAAAAATATGCGTTGTTGGGAAAACCGAAATCGCAATACATTTCGGGAAAAAGAAAGCCTATTGGCATATATGCGAAAACGGAAAAATCAAGCGCGTTTTTAAGAAACCGGAAGGATATTCCTAACAACTGCTTCAACCTGACACCTACGGTGCAGGTTAAGCAAATGTTGGATGGACGCTTTTGCGGCCAAAATCAAAGATTTTAGCCGACACGCGCCAAGCTGTCGGCTCAGGAGGTTAACCGTGGAATTATTTAACGTAAAAGATAAGTTGCCGGAAAAATTTGGCAGTTACCTTGTGTTCGCCCCTTTGAGTTTTCCGAAAAACTCACGCTTCATGATCGCCGAGTTTTACGATGATAACAACACGTTTTATTCAGAGTCAGGTGGCGAACACGCCTTGCCGGATGTAACGCACTGGGCATATTTGCCCGCAGAGCCGACAGCATCCAACAACGGTTTCAACTTGACACCGCCAGTAGACGGTGCAAGTTAAACCAATGTTAGGACGACGGACAGCCGCATATCGGCTGCGCCAATACGCGGACAATCCGCGAGAGGAAAGAACGTATGACTTCAATTCGCAAGCTTGTCTTTAGTCTGGTGCATGACGGAATAGAGCACGTGACCGGTGGGGCGTTTGGCGATTGTACGCCAATGGACGTCATAGATTTATTTTCAGAGTTTAAGTCCATGCTAACGAAAGAGGCTCTAGAAGACTTTGAAATATACATGAGGAGCTAACAACTGCTTCAACCTGACACAAAGGAGGACCAATGCAATTAGAACTAGATCTTCTGCCTAAGGCAGTTATATGGACGAGGCAACAGCACTGGGATTCTCTAGGCTATGAAGGACCAGCCTTGGGAAGGTATTGCGATATTCATACACTGATCGTACCTCTTGAAACTGGTGGAACCATATACGCATACACGGAGCAGTGCAAACTCATCGAGAAGCGAGATGACGGGCGATGGGTCGCGGAAATCGCAATGGGTATAGTCCATGGTCATAAATGGTCCAAGGATGGAACCCGGGTCCTGTTGTCTGAGGATGCAATCTGGCCGCCTATGAGGTTGCCGTATGAGAGACGAAATGAAATTTATGAAGGAGGATATATCTAATATTGATATTTTGATTTTTTTATAAATGCATCCAGTTATAACGCATTATTACTACGGATACAACTCGTAACAACAGCTTATAACAGATCATGCCAGTTTATGTCAGAAATTGATATTGTTGTGAAAAACACAATAACGTGGTGACTTTGAAAATTATATATATGGCTGTATTATGAACAAAGAGAATGGTTTTGGCCAACCATTTGACACGATGCGCATAGGACGCGTAAACTTGTAAGAGGATTTCATGATACCAGGACGATTCCTATGATCGTTCTAACGCCGGCCAAGCGGGTATCATGAAGTCCTTTTTTTATGTGCAAATCAATTCTCTGTGGGAGGGGAAAATGAAGTTTTACGACCTTGAAATTACCTTATGTGATGATGACGAAATTATGCTTGAACAGGAATCTGATCCACACATGGACAAAGATCGAATTTACATAACTAAGCAACAAGCAGTAATTGTCGCAAACGAATTGCTTAGCCTCGCTGGAAAGCAGTAAGCACTATAAGGAATTTCAGTGTATGTACCGAAAAATTGAAATGGCAATGTGGGGTGATGAGAAATTTAAGGCTCTTTCACCTATGAAACCATCCGGACAAGACCTCTGGATATATCTTCTTGCTGGTCCTCAGACTGGTATTATTCCAGGACTCTACAAAGCAGGGCATGCAGCAATGGCTGAAGAACTCGGTTGGGAGTTGGAAGCCTTTGAGGAAGCCTTTCAGGAAGTCTTTCAGCAAGGCATGTTGAAAGAGTCAAAGAAAGACCGCTTGATATGGATACCGAATGCTCTCAAGTATAACCCTCCTGCATCACCAAACGTGATTAAGTCATGGGCAAATTCTCTTGAAACATTACCCAAATGTGACCTACTCATTGAGGCAATATCCTCAATGAGAGAGACTATTAACTCTATATATAGCAATGGGATAGGTTATCAAAACGCCTTTGATGAAGTCTTTGGGGAAGTCATGACGAAAGCCTTACCGAAAGCCTTACCGAAAGCCTTACCGAAAGCCTTACCGAAAGCCTTACCGAAAGCCTTACCGAAAGCCTTACGGGAAGGCATGCCGAAAGACCTCCCCGAATCAGTAAACAGTGAACAGGAAACAGTAAACAGTAACAGAGATCAGAATTCTTATTCTTCATCTTCCGAGAAATCTAAAAGTAGTGGTGGTGGTAACAACGTTGTCCAAAAAGCTCAAAACACCACCACTTTTTCAGTATCTGATATTCAGGAAGAGGTAAAAGCTGCTACCGGGTATCTGGTCGATGATAAGATTGCCAAGCGGTTTCAAGGCCTCAATCTCTGTCCAGAAGCAACTGCAGGTCCATTGAGTTTCTACGCATACGCAAAAGAGGTCGTTGAAACTAAATACCCTTCGAAGTCTCAACACGAGCACAGGACGATTTTCATTGCTGCCGTAACTGAGTGGGAGAACCTGCAGCTTGAGTATCCAGCATGGGTTAAGAAAAAAAAGGCTGAGCTTGAAAAAGCACGGCAGACCGAGGCGAAACAAACGCATCCAAAAACATGTGACTGCGGAGGTGAAATCAATGCCATAACAGGCAAATTTGTGTGTGAAAACTGCAAAGCAATCTGGTATTTCAGCGAAGGGGAGTGGAACAAGCTCGATCATGATAAAAATGCGCGAATTGATTTCCGTGCTGCGTTTCGCAAAAAAAACGAAGAAATTACACTTCCCGATGTTTTTTGAAGGCAAACGGTTTGACAATTTGTCGCAATTGCTTGTAAAACGATTATGATGACAAACGAGAATCATGTTTTGATAGCTGAGCATCTCATTGCAAAATTATCAGAGCGTGGTATTCCGTCCTTCATGAAATCCTGTGAAACCGGCAGCGTATACGTGTTCCTTGCAAACTCCAGACAGAAGGTGCGCATATCGAATCACGGGAAGTACAGAGACTGGTTCCGATACAACGTGAGAACGGATTTAAAGTTCTCCAGGTCGTTTCGTTTCCGAGGACAGTATGTGTTTTTGTTCTCGGTATCTGATCTGCGAAGTTTGGTGTATCGCTTGGTGAAAGACTATAAGAGCAACAGAATGCGTTTTGCAGGATGTCTTGTTAAACAGCGAAAAATCAAGAAGGGGAAGAATCGTGGGGTTTCAACCAGGCGTATCGGGTAATCCGAATGGCCGGCCAAGAAAAGGCCAGACAATGACCGACATACTCGAAAAAACCCTCAAGAAGAAAACTGTCAAGATGGACGGCCGGCTGATTTCTGGCAAGGAAGCCGCCGCCATGAAACTGCTTCAGCTTGCAATGAAGGGCGATGTCGCTGCGCTCAAATACATTTTTGATCGGGTAGACGGCAAACCAAACCAGACCGTGAAATTTGATCCGCGTGATATGCCCCTTGTTGCTGTCGAGCTCGATCTTCCGGAAGGATATGCAACCGAGGAACCTCTTGGAGCCGGAGAGGGCGACAATGATGATTAGCAAATCAAGCGTTGCGGCTCGCAGTGCAGGCCGCCCTAAAATAAGATTGCGGCTCACTCGTCCACAGTCCTTGATCGCTGCACACCCGGCACGATTCAAAGTCCTCAATGCCGGTCGACGGTTCGGAAAAACTTTTCTCGCACTCACATTGCTTTTTATCTGTGCCAATCACAACGCCGGCGCAATCTGTTGGTACGTGGCCCCGACCTATCGACAAGCGGAACAGATCGCATGGGAAGACCTCAAGAAGCTTGTCCCCGCAGCTTACATCAAACACAAGAACGAATCAGACCTGACCATCACACTCTTAAATGATTCAGTGATAGCGCTTCGTGGCTCTGATAATCCGGATTCGCTCCGAGGCCCGGGTCTTGATGCACTGGTTATTGATGAGGCGGCCTTCCAGAAAAAAGAGGTCTGGAAAGTAATGAGGCCGATGCTTGCGGATAAAAAGGGCTGGTGTCTTTTTATCTCAACCCCGAAGGGATACAACTGGTTCTATGACCTGTATAATGCGGCTGAAAATCGCAAAGGGTGGAAACGCTTCCAGTTCACTACGGTCCAGGGAGGTAATGTCGATGAGGAGGAAATTGAACTCGCCCGTGCCGAGCTAGATGACAAAACCTTCAACCAGGAATTCCTTGCCAGCTTCGAAACGCTCACCGGTCGGATCTACTACAACTTTGACCGGGAGTTAAACAAGACCGATTACGAGATTACCCAGGCTCCGCTTCTTGTAGGCATGGACTTCAACGTAAACCCGATGACGGCCGCTATTGCTCAGCGCTCTGGCGGACAGATTATATTTTTCGATGAAGTTGTAATTCCTGATGGTAATACCGACATGATGGCTCAGGAGATTCGCAGACGGTATCCGAAGCATGCAATTCATGTTTACCCGGACCCGACTGGCAACCGCCGGCAGACAAATGCTCCTGCAGGTCAGACTGATTTTACGATTCTCAGGTCGTATGGGTTCTCTGTTTTCGCTCCAACAAAGCCGTATTCCACCGCGGACAAGTTTAATACGGTCAATGCTGCACTGAAGAATAAGACCGGCATTCGACGAGTGCTGGTCAAGCGCGGAACCTGTCCTTTGCTTTGTAAGGGCTGGGACGGTTATTGCTACAAAGAAAATACAGGTTTGCCGGATAAATCCGGAGGACTCGATCATGAAACTGATGCAGCCGCTTATCTCGTTTGTTATGAGCTGCCAATACTTGGGCGTGGCCTTGTCCAGGGGACTGCAAGCGGCGTGTAAGTTTCGCAATGCGAAGATTTTAGAGGGGATATAATCATGGGTGTTGACGTAAAATGCAAGCTATATACAAACAATCGGTCCCGTTGGGACATGGTTCGGGCGGCAGTCGCTGGAGAAGACGCAATTCGTGCAGGAGGTGAGATATATCTTCCCCGGCCGAGTGGGATGACTGATCCGGAGTGGAAGGCGTATTACACCCGCGCTCACTGGTTTGGTGCAACTGGTCGCACTGCAGAAGGCCTTCATGGTATGGTGTTCCAAAAGGCACCGGTCTTAATTGATTGTCCGAATGCTCTGCTTAAAATTCTTGAAGACATTGATACCCAGGGAACAAATCTTGATCAATTCGCTTCGGATGTCGTTTGGGATACATTGCCGACAAACTGGGGAGGTATTCTTGTTGACTACCCACGGGCTGATGATGTAACCGATCGCGCGACAGTGGAAAAAAAGGGTTACCGCGCCTATGCGGTTCATTATTCTGCTGAGGCGATTATCAACTGGCGATATAAAACAATCGACAACAAGCGACAGCTTTCCATGGTTGTGTTAGTAGAGCCGTATGAAGCGCCTCTGGAGGGAGATGTTTTTAGTACTCAGGAGAAAAAACGCTATCGCGTCCTTTCCCTTGATGAGGCAGGGAATTACCAGCAGCATATCTATGACGAAGGCAAGCCAGGAGGATTAGAGACTCCATCAGGTCCGTTTTATCCGAAGCGAAATAACCAGCACATGAAATATATCCCGTTTTTTCCGTTTCCCTCATCAGCGCCCGAAAAATCAATGATCTACGACCTCGCTTGTGAAAATATCGGACACTTCCAAAAAACCGCTGACCACGAGAACGGCTTGCACTTAACTGGAATCCCTACACCGTTTGCCTCATGTCCTGCGCCATTGGATAAAGACGGAAAAACAGTAGAGGTGAAACTGGGAGGCTCCTCCTTCTTATGGCTTGGAGATCCACAAGCAACCGCTGGGTATCTTGAATTCACGGGAAAAGGTCTTGAAGCTCTTGAAAGAGCCAAGCAGGGGTGCGAGGAACGAATGGCGATTCTTGGTGCAAGAATTATCTCGGCAGAAAAAAAAGGCGTCGAGTCAGCTGAGGCCGCACGGATACACAGGGCCGGGGAGAATTCGGTTCTCGCATCATTTGCTCTTAATGCCTCTGATGTGTTTACCGCAGTCATTCGGGAAATAGGATTGTGGGAGAATATACCCGGAAGTGATAAAACAACCTACAAGTTGAACACTGATTATGATATGAGTCAGATGAATCCGCAGCTTTTTACTGCATGGACCACAGCACGCATTCAGAATGAGATACCTCGCGTTGTGTATTTCAATAAGCTCAAAGCAAATGGCGACATACCTCCGGAAATGGAATACGAGGATTACCTGGAAGCGCTTGATGCTGATAACATGAATCATGGTCATGGCGACAAAAAACGAAATTCCGGTGAAACCAAGACTGATGAGTTAACGGCATGAGTTCCTATTTTGACACAATGCTAACACATGCAATTTACTTCGAGCGGTATAAAACTCATGAGGTGAATCAACTGCTCGATCTGCTCGATAGCGCAAACGAACGGAGCCGGGAGCTGATACTCAAAGCGAAGACTATTGCCACTAAAGCAAAATACAGAGAGGTCATGAGAGAAATCGCGCTGATACGAGATGAGGCAGTATCAGCAATAGACAAGCAGCTGAGCTTTGATTCCCTTCGTCTCGTTGAAAGAGAACTCGCCCATCAGATAGATACACTCACCGACGTTGGAGTAAAGCTTGATGTAGCCACCCTCGCGCCACAAAAAATTCATACAGCAGCCACTTTCATGCCGTTTGCTGCATCACATGCATTCGAAAAAATGATGCGTAACCTTGGTGATGACATGTGGGAACGCTGGGATATGGCTGCACGCGTTGGGTATTTGACCGGCGAGACTGTCGAAGAGATTACCAAAAAGGTCATCGGTTCTGCCAACGGCCTTCTTCCTGGAACAGTACGCAAGATACGAACAGATCTTGAGGCTAATACCCGAACAATCTTGGCTCATTACGCTGAACGGTCAAGGAATGCGGTTTATGAGGCCAACCAGGATATTATCACAGGGTATAAGCGGATTGAGACCCTAGATGGGAGAACCTGTATAGAGTGTGGACTTGAAGATGGCAAGGAATATAAGACACTTCAAGACGCTCCATCATTACCGGCTCATCTTCGGTGCCGGGGTTTATATATTCCTTTGCTTCGTGGGATTGATATTTTCAATGGCGAACGAGCAACAAAAGACGGTCCTGTGTCTGCCAATATAACCTGGCGACAGTGGATTGAAAAACAGCCTGAAGCGCTCAAGAAGGATATACTCGGTCCAAGCAGATATATGCTATACAAAAAAGGCGCACCCCTGGGCGGTTTTGTAGTTGACGGCCGAAAAATCTCACTCGAACAGTGGAGCGAGATTGACGGGAATATAAAAAAGTACGGTGAGCCGTTCAAATC